ATCATCATCATCATCTTCATCCTCGTAATCCTCATCCTCATCCTCGTCTGTCTCGCTTGACTGACTGTTTGTACCTTTGGTAGCAGCCATCAAGTCTTTGTACTCTTGCGAGTTTGCAAAAGCAGCATCCATGCTTGCTAATGCTTCGATTTGCCGAATCTGATCCTCCATCTCAGGGGTGATTTCACCCCCTGTGGATTGGCCTTCATCAACAAATCCTTCCGAATTGTCAATCATACGTATTTATTTTTTGTCAAATTTAACATATTTTTTCATATACTACTCTTGAGGAGCAACATTTTGTTGATTTTGCATTGCCTCAAAGTTTAGCTTAGCTTCTTCTCTACCTGTCTTAGCTCCTTCCTTCATAGCTATCTTCTCCATTTCTTGCTGGTGCATCATCTGTTGCTGAGCTACTTGCTGCTCTTGAGCCGCTTGTTGCTGTTGCATCATCTGGTCTTGCATATTAGCAGATTGCTGTAAGCCTTGTTCAACACCTTTTTGTTGAGCATCAGAAGCCATACTCTGAGCTTGTATCTTCAATCTACTATAGTTTCTTAATTCTCTAGCAATTAAATCTGGACTTGCTCTGTTAAACAAGTTAGAGAATATAGTTTGGTCTATAAGGCCAGCTTGTAGTAAAGTAAATAGTAATTGATTTCCTGCGTTAACACCAGCTTCAGCAGATTCAGAACGCTTAATGAATATTCTATAATCTTGTAGTAAGTGGTCCTCAGTAATCTTAATATTCTGTAATCCCTTGTCTCCTACCATCATAGCAAGTTTTCTAGGATTGTCATGATATACAGCTTTACCTACAGTAGCCATGTGTTCGTATGCTTGTTTTAAGATAGATGTCAAGGCCCAATAGAAAGGCTCTTGTACTAATGAACCTCTTTGTATTTGAGCTTCTACTACACCTACTAACATATCTCCACCACCTTGAGTACCTGTCATAGCCTCGTTAACTCCTGTTACATCTTGAATAGACTGTTGAATAACGCTAACAGCTTGGAACATCTGTAAAGTACCTTGACCTATGTTTGTACCATAAGTACCAATAGCGTTCTGTACTGAACCTACTCTATCCGTATCTACAAAGATTGGTTTAGATGCGTTAATGTTTCTTACTACATCAGCTTCACCATCTCTGTCATCTACAGCAGATTTAGATATAACAGTACCAGTACCTCTCATGTTCGACATCTGAGACTCTACTACTGATAATGTTCTGTTTAAGAATCTCTGAGGGTCTATAACATCATCAAGAGGCGTAAGTACCTCTCCACGATCATATACCCACGTATAACATTTGTACGGAAATTTAACATTCGATGGATCATATAAATTCTTCTCTTGATAAGGTAGTATTCCATGCTCTAATAAAATATCTCCTTCTGCGCTACCTAACTCTTCAGCAGGAATCATTATAGAATAACGTAAAACATCTACATAGATAGAATGTTTCTTTTTCTTACCTAACTCTTCTTTGTGAGCTTCTGTTTGTGGCTCAATCAAATCTTTATCTGTATAGTTAGAATCTGGGTCGTTAATCATTGTATAGTATGGATAACCAAAATCATCCTTAACCCATCCATATTCTTTCTTCTCTACATCTTTCCAATATACTTCGTACACAGGAATCTTTCCACCTGGTTGCATATAGATACCATTAACAATCTTATGCATGATGTTAGAACGATTGTTCTTACCATACTCCTCAATAAGTAATCTTTCTTCTTGAGTTAGGTGTTCGTATCTTTCATAAATACTTGGAGCATCCATGTAATACCATTCTCCCATGTGTTCACAGTCTGATAAGTCTGGCTTAACAGCTGACATATCCCACAAGAAGAATAATGGATTTACAGATTTAGCATTGTAGTTATCATTAGCTTCAAATCCTTTATAGATACCTAAACCACAAATAGCAAGGTTACGAGTAATCTGTACTTTTAACTCATCAATATTAATCTCCGTAGCGATGTATTCGATAAGGTTGTTGATGTCTTGTTCATATTCCTCTACGAAAGTGTTGTAGAACAGCTCTTCTGTCGTTACAGGGTCATCTGCTACAGGCGCATTCTCCTGGATAATATCTTTGAAGAAAGGAAAATCATCTGCTATCTTTTGTAGCACACGTAATTTCTTAATCTCTTCTTCTCTTTTGTTTATCACGAAATCTGATATACATGTAGCTTTAGCATCAAAAGCCAAACGAATAGCATTACCAATGTATTGTTGTACCATTGGCTTAATTACGTTCTTAGTCCACTTCAATCTGTTTCTGATGTCTCCAGACTCATCTAGGAAGAAAGCTTCTACATCCTCATCAAATATCCATTGGCCATCTTGACCTCTAAAGAACGACCAGTTAACAATACATTTGTTTATGAATTGTCTATAAAGGAAATTACTCATTGAAGATAATACATACTTAGCATAATCTCTGTGATATGTTTTATCTTTTATTCTAGTAAGTTTATTTGGTCTTACTCTATTTTGGCTGAACATGTAACTCATCGTAGTACATCATTTATTTTAACAAGGATCTCTTTCTTAGTCTTTCTATCTTTCACTTTAACTCCATAAGAAGTTTCTAATCGTTTAACCATATCTGGTAGTTCTTCATGTATCTTAACTAGTAAATCAGTATATTTCTTCTTCTCATCCACTTCCATTGTGGCTAATTCATTAGAACCTACTACAACCATTTCATTAAGCGTTTCAAACATATACTCACTTAACAACTTTGCTCTAAGTCTATACTCTGGATTAAACTCCTCCATCTTCTTGATAGCTTCTTTAATCTCTACAGGTATATCTCCATCTACTAAAGCTTTTAATTGTTTCTGTTGGATGTAACTCTTTCCATAAACAATCTCTAATGCTCTATTCAATCTCTCTCTCTTATCGCTCAACTTGTATAAAGGACTTGTTCTGTTTCCTAATAACCAGCAGAGTCTTACTTCTTTTGCTTTAAGGTTTTTAAACTCATCTATCTGAGCTAGTTCTGGATATTCTATTCTTAAATCATCTCCAGACTCTAAACCAAAAAGTATAATTTCAGCTTCTTTTTGTGCCATACATTTAATAAAAAAGGGTAGAGAAATTAATCCCTACCCCACAAAGATAATAATTTTTCAATTATACAACTGGACAACCTAAATAATCCGCTACAGGAGTGTAAGAACCATCCAAGATAGATGTCAACTTAGTAACTGTTGCAGCAGTACCACCACCAGCAGTATTTAAGTAAACAAGAGATGTAGCATTTCTAATTACGCCTAATCCAGATACAGCGTTGTGACGAATCACTTGTCTGTGTAGGATGATGTATCGGTTATAAGTACCACTAACCAAAGTTGAGTTAGGAACATAACGTAAAATTTCAGTAGTAGTTCCAACTGGAGCAACCCATGCAGTAGCTTGAGTAATAACAGAAGCAGTAGGAGCTTCAACAAACAACTGACCAGTTAAAGCAGAAACAGATGTGATACGAACTTTAGTACCTACAGCAGAAGCTGTGAAGTATGCAGATGGATCAGAGTTGATTCTAGCGATAAAAGAATTTTGTAATTCAGCTACAGTAGGGTTAGTGTCAATAGAAACTGTATAAGTTCTTGGAACATAAACAGCTTTAGTTTCTTGACCACCTCCGAAGAAGTTCTGAACGTAAGGAGCAGATACAGTCAAAGCAAAAATAGTTTGCCCAACAAGACCTGGAGTTAATATTACAGATGCTAAATCAACATCTACTACGTTAGCTGTTCCAGCTGTGTAAGCATTGTAACGGAAGCCTAACAAATCAGATGCTTTAACAACAATTGCAGCAGCACCTGTTGCATCTTTGATTGTTAATGAACCATTGTCTAGCACAACGTCTGTTGCAGCTGTTGGTGTGTTCAAGATAGATAGTCCATCCAACTCTTGAACTCTTGGTAATTTGTAATTTACTGACATTTTAAAAAAAATTTAGTCACTGATATTTCTATCTGTGTAGTTAATAATAAAACTTAACACTGTGTTAAATCCTCACAAAGATATAAAAAATTTTTAAAGTTGATTTTTTGGAAACAAAGATTAAGATTAAATTATAATTTATTATGATTTAATTTTATTTTTTGTTTATTTTTTTTTCTCTTTTTTTTCTTTTTAGATTATGTATAGAGTATATATATATAATATATATACGAATATATATAATCGTTTTTCTTTTTTGATTAATTCTTTTTTTGGTTCTTTTTTTCTTATTAAACTTTTTTCTTTGTTTTTCTTTTTTTTCTCTTTTAAGTTTTAAATCTAAAAAAGTGTTAAAATATTTTTTGGTTAGAAATTGTTTTATAACTTTGCTTCATTCAACTACGGTTTGACTGTTTCCGTAAATTGAGTTTTTCATTATTTTTGGAAGAGAGAGTGAAGGTTAGTAGCTCTCTTTTTTTTGACTAGAGTTCTTTGATTTTAAATATTGTTCCCGAAGTACAAGGGATCGTAGCTCAGCGAACGGTTATAACGTGTAGGGTTTCTTGCAGGCCGCACCAGTCGCTCCTGGATCGTATGTCAGGTGAAGTTGGCAACTCTTACAGGTCAAGAGAAAAGTTGCATAAAGCACGTAAACCTAAGTACCTGTACAGCGGTGAGTATCGGGCTAAGTTATATACAATTCCTCGTAGCTGGGAGTAGAATGCTTAGGAGCGTGCTTTTAAATAGTAAGGTGGCGGAAGGGTAAACGCACTACAATCAGCAGCAGGTTCGAGTCCTGTCCTTACTACTAAAAACGCTGATGGAAACATCGAAGAGTGTAATGCTAGCAGCTCAGCAGGTTAAGCGTGTCCTGATGGCCAAGTAGCTTAGTGGTAAAGCCCGACCTTTTAAGTCGGAGAACACAGAGTTCGATTCTCTGTCTTGGAGCAAAAAATTTTATATGTATCAATTAGTAACTGAGCTTAACAAGTTCAACAACGTGGTTTTTAACGAAGAAGACCATTCGTATTACCTTAACTTCAAAAGATGTATCTCTACAACAGAACTTATAGGCCGATATAAGAAGAAGTTTGAAACGGATATAATGTCTAGCCTAGTAGCTAAACGTGATGGTAGAACTAAAGATGATGTTATAGCAGAATGGGATGAGAAAAGAATAACATCTCAAGTGAGAGGTACAGAGCTTCATAAATGTGCTGAGTTGATGTTTCAAAGCAAAGGGTATAAACCTGATCCTATTGTAACAAATAAGCTATATAAAATGTTACAGCAGTTTCATGCTGATTACAAGAACATACTGGCTTTGGTAAGAGCAGAGCTTGTCGTAGGAGATGATACCTGGGGCGTATGTGGAATGCTTGACAAACTGTTTTATAATACTATTGAGAATGAACTTCAGATATGGGATTACAAGACAAATAAGGAGATTAAGACCACAAGTAAGTATAAAATGATTAATGGATTGAATCATCTTCAAGAGTGTGAATTTAACACTTACTCATTACAATTGAGTATCTACAAAAAAATAATTGAGAAAAACACCAATTTAAAAATTGGAAAATCATATCTTTGCTGGATTAACGAAGAGAATGATTCTTATGAGATAATAGAAACTAAGTTTTTAGATGCTGAATCTTCTCTAATATTAAATAGTAGAGTAGATGAGTACAACTTCAGCTTATTCGAGTAATAAACTCAGCCAAGTAATAAAAAATGAGACACCTCACTTTATAACAAAGTCATTTGTTAAACCTAGATTTGATTACGATAGACATAAAACAGAGTATCATATCTATTGGTATAACTTAAAGAATCCAATGTTTAAAGACAGCCCTAGGTCTAAATATTTATCTTATAAAGTAATGAACAAGAAAGAAAGAAAATACTTTGAGGATATACTAGATGAATATATTGAGGTAGCTAGTAACAAGTATGGTAAAGTTTGGGAAAATAAAAAACTAGGGTTCGATAAAACCCTAGTTAAGAATAATCAAATAAGATTAGATATTTAGTTACTTAGCTTCTAACGCTTCAACTTTTGCTGTAAGCTCTTGAATTGCTTTAACTAAGATTGGAACTAACTTACCGTAAGAAGCCTCTAGTTTCTCTGGATTAGATTCGTAAACTAACTTTAATGTCTCAGCTAATTCAGCATCCTCTTGAGACTTCTTCAAGTCTTGAGCAATGAATCCAAAGTCTTTAATATCATGTCTACCATTCTCATCACGATCATCCCATACGAACTCTACAGGTTTAAGTGTTTTAACAAAATCAAGACCAGCTGATAATTCAGTGATTTCTTTTTTATCACGTTCATCAGACAATGAAGTGATAGAAGTTTGAGCGCATCTAAGAACTGTGTGCTGTGAATTACCTAATGTTATTTCATTATCTACATTAACACTAGAAGGATAAGCAAACCATCCACTTATTAAAATATTATTATTACCAGTTTGAAGATTTGAAGCACTTGCACTTTGACACCCAACAAAAACATTAAAATCACCAGAACTAAATCCAGCGCCACTATTTGAGCCTAAAAAAGCATTACTATTACCACTTGTTATATCAGATCCAGCAGCAGATCCAAAAGCAGCACTTGTTGTAACCGATCCAGCATTAACAAGTGAATTATTTCCAACCGCAGTATTAAATGAATTAGTAGTTAGATTTCTTAATGAATTCCTTCCAATACCAACATTACCACCACCAGGACTACTTAGTAATGCTTCATTTCCTATAGCTATATTATCGCTTCCATTAGCGTTTAAAGCAGCTGAAGTACCAATAGCTATATTTCTTTGACCTGTTGTAGCGGTATTTAAAGCATCTTTACCAATAGCTATATTGTTACCGCTAGGTATTTTTAATACAGTGTCTCCAGTAGTATCTACTACTTGTACAAAGTTACTATTACCTGGTAAATTAGGACCTGTATAACCCAATGGAGCTATTACGTTGGTGTTTAATTGACTCATAATTATTTATTTTTTAATTGTTTAACTTCTTCTGATAGCTCTTGGATTGCTTTTACTAATACAGGAATTAATCTTCCGTATGATGCAAACATTTTTTCTTCAGATATAGATTCATTTACTAACTGTAACTCTTCAGATACATTATATTTTTCTTGAATAGCTTTTAAATCTTGAGCTATAAATCCGCAGTCTTTAACATCATGTTTTCCGCTTTCATCTCTGTCATCCCATACGAATTTAACAGGATTAAGTTCTTTAACAAAATCAAGACCAATAGGTAATGATTCAACATCTTTTTTATCTCTAGCATCTGATAAAAACGTAATAGTAGTAGCTTGACAAGCTAAAGTAGTAGTTGATCCATCTCCTAAAATTACAGTATTACTCAATCCAGAAGTAGTATTATAACCATTAGTACCAATAAAAACATTATTTTGACCAGTTACTACATGACCGCCACTATTTCCAATTCCAGCTCTATATCCTACAAACACATTTTTTTGACCAGTAGTTAATTGAGAACCTGCTTCAGCTCCAACTATTGTATTATTTTGTCCAGTTGTTACAGTTACACCTGCATTATACCCTACAAAAGTTCCGTTATCTGCTGTAGTAACAGACCCTGCTCCACCACCTAATGCAGAACAATTAGATGAAGGAGATTGAAGAGCTAAATTACCTACAGCTGTATTGTTTACTGAACTAGCATTTTTTAAAGCATTAGTTCCAAAGGCTACACATCCTGTTTGAGAATCTCCTGCATCAAATCCAATAGCGTATGATTTTAAAGAAACGCTTGCTTCATTAGTTGACTTAAATATAGTATCTCCATTTACATCTACTACTTGAACGAAACCATTATCTCCTGGTAAATCAGGGCCTGTATAACCAAGAGGAGCTACTACGTTTACGTTTATTTGACTCATATTATTTATTTTTTAAATTATACAATTGTTAAAGTTGTTCCAACAGGAACTGTAATACTATAACCTACGCATATAGATAAAGGTCCAGTATATTCAAGGTTAGAGTTCTCTGGTAGTAAGATATTCTCTCCTATACATCCAACGACTCTAAAGCCATTAGCCCATATACTAGTTCCTACTACTTCTCCTGTTCCTCCTTCGTTAACAGCTGCTATGATATTAGCAATATCTGTTACTATTAATTGTTCGTTTCTTTCAAGTACAGAACCACCTCGTCTGTAATGTGATAATTGTTCAATTGGCATTTTATTTTGTTTTTAGGGTTAATATTTCTTCTTTTAATAATTTTATTTCTGAACTCATCTCTTGGATGGCCTTAACTAATACAGGTAATAACTTTCCATAAGATGCCTCTAGTTTTTCTGGATTCTCGTCATATACTAAATTCAAGTAACCAGCTTCTGATTCTTCTTGAGCAGCCTTCAAATCTTGAGCGATAAAACCAAAATCCTCTACGTTATGTTTACCAGACTCATCTCTATCGTTCCAAACAAATTTAACAGGCTTTAATTTTTCTACAAATTCTAATCCTACAGGTAGGTCTTGAATTTCTTTCTTATCACGCTCGTCTGATAAAGATGTAATAGATGTTACAGCACATCTTAATGTATTATGACCTGAGTTACCTAATGTAATAACATTGTTTGCATTATTAGCGGCTGGCCTACTATCATAACCAATAAGAATATTATTAGTACCTACTTCTTGATACTTTGTTGATGGGCCTCCATTTGTTCCACCAGCATAAGATCCTATAAAAATATTATTAGTACCGTTTGCAAAAGCAGGGCCAGATTGATTTCCTAAAAATAAATTATTTATACCATCGAAAAATAAAGGACCAGAAACAAATCCAACTGCTGTATTATAATTCATAGATATATTTAATGGCATTACACCTTTCCCTATACCAACATTTCCTACTCCAAATCCACATTGAAGTAAACTATCATTTCCTATTGCAACATTATCACTTGCAAATCCTGGTGTAAAAGTATCTCCCCAAAACATTGAATTAACTCCAATAGCTACATTCCCTCCAGCATCTTGATTACCCCCTAATGCATTAGCTCCTATTGCTGTATTATCAGCACCAGCACCTATTATTTGAGTTGTTCCTGCTCCTATCCTAGTTTCATTAGAACCAGGAGAGCTAATTTCTACTCCATTTACATCTACTACCGTTCCTGTATTAGGAATTACGGAATCTACTTTTAAAGGGCCAACAACAGTTGTTTCAGTTTCAGTTATTTCCATAGCGGTATTACCATTCTTATCAATAATTTCTACGAAATTACTATCTCCTGTTAAATCAGGACCTGTGTAGCCTAATGGTGCTACTACGTTTACATTTAATTGACTCATGTTATTTTGATTTTAAAATTTCTACAAATATACTATAAATTCTAATCTAATATTTTTAATACTTTACCTGTTGCCTTATCAACTCTTGCCTTCTTCATTCTATAATTCGTCTCTTTACTCTGAATATAACGTATCTCAACATTAGCTACTCCACCTTCAGTTTTTACATTCTCTGGCTCATACCTAGCGTGAGCTATACTATTAATATAAGCGAATGTTATAGCAAAGATGCTGTCATCATAATCATATCTAGGATCAGCTGCCTGATACCTTGTCTGTCTATGACTATTCTGACTCTTTAAATCCTTCTCTACAAACGTCTTTAGCTGCTCCCAGAACCATGGTATATCAATATTGTACATATACGCCTCTAAAAGCTCTTCTAACTTCGCTATAATACGTGGTGCTGTGTTAGCCTTATTGGATATACCAAACCATTTACCTCCATGCATCTGAAAATACTCTGGTAGCTGTGCGTTAGCAGTAAACTTACTCTTAAACCCATGTATCTCCTGGAAATCCACATGCATATCACCGATGTTATTCTCCACAAGCTCCTTAACACCACCTCTTGCTATCTGATCGTAGTATAAACTCTGTAGCAACACCTGTAGATACGTCTGTTTGAACTTTCTATCCCTATGGAATACCACAGATGACACAGAATTAGTAAGCGAATCCCATATAGCACTACACATCATGGAGTGTCCTGTCTCTGAGTTGATGGGGTCAGTACCTTGATACCACCTATTCTTCCACTTCTCCCCTGGCTCTGGATGATGGATAACTACAGCTGAGGTAGATACATCTTCCCTAGACCCTGTTGACACCCATTTAGCTCCTACAATCTTATATTCAGTAATCAAATCTGGCGTAGGCCTTGTCATATCCATTATAGGCTCGAAATAACCATAATCTAGTGGCTTATCGTGTCCATAAATCTCATTTAAACGTTGATTACAGGTGTGAATAGGTACTAAAGTACGTGATTTACGTAAGAACATGTCATCAATAGTGATAGGATAATGCTGATGGAACTGAACCTTAGCAATCTCCCCTTTCTTCGTTCCTTCTAGTGCCAAATAAGCCTTTCTCTCATTATTAATGTGAGCATCATTAACACCTCGCCTTGCGTAAGCATTAAAGAATAAAGGTATAATACCATATTCATAGTTCTTTTCTTTCCATTGTTTTAGACACATCTTAAATTCAGACTCGAATACAGAACCCCCTCTATCCATCTCTCCACCTGTACCCCATGCTAAGAACTGTTGCTGCATAGTCATCTTACCTGAGTCTGGGTTATACTTAAATAAAGCAGGCCTACCCTCACGCATCATCTCACCAAATATCTCAAATAAACCAATCTCATCAATGAATACAGCTGATGGAGATCCACCATTAATAGCATCTACAGCAGGAGTATCTACTTGGAAGCGTGATGCACCACCATCCTCTCTACCTTTCTTATCTCCTTTCTTATCGAATGACATTACTTGGTCAGTCCAGTTCTTAACCTCTTGAGCTATTACATCTGGTAGCTTAGTGTATGTCCACTTAACCTTGTCCCTAAATATCTCTATACCTTTGTCTTTAGAGTGAGTAACAAACTTAATGAAGTAGGACTTATTGAAGTTTACTCGCTTCATACCTGCTAGACACATGGTAGTGGTAAAACCAATCTGTCGGGCCTTACCAATCATAAGTGAATATCCACAGTCGAATAGGAAGAGAAGTACTTTCTGAGCATCCCACGCTTGATACGCTAGCATACCATTCTCAGACCTATCTTCCTTGATATATCCGTATTTATTACAGAAGTAAAGGGTGTTGTCCTTACATCTCTGTATCTCTCTCATTAACCACTCTACTTGTTCATCCTCTGTGTCGTAATCAAGTATTTCTGAATCATCTTGAACCCATAGTTCCGCTTGACGACAGTATGTTTCAAATGGTTCGTAATGTATTTTATTCTGCCATCCGCTATTTATGGAGTCTATCCATTTAACGAATGATGTTGGATATTCAAATTCTTTGTGGGATGGTTTCCATTCCGTAGTAAAGATTTCGAGTACCTCTTTATTTTTTCTACTCATGTCGCAAATTTAGTAAATATTTGTGACAAATAAAAAAGCCACCTCGTTTGGTGGCTCGTTTATAGTTGATTGGAGAATTAATAACCTTTATCTCTGGTTGTAGCATCAAATTGCTTATCTGCTATCTTATCTGATGGGTAGTAACCTTTATCAGACTTCTTCTTATTCTTCTTAATCTTATCGTATTTAGCATACGCTTTCTGAATAAGTTTAGGATCTATACCAGAGTTATACATTATTCTTTATAAGATTTAGTTTGCTTCATCTTCATTCTTGGCATATCATCAAAGCTTTTGTATTCTTTAGATTTTGATGCGCTTCCCATTGGCACATCTTGACCTTTAGGCGTAGAAGCACTTGGTTTAGACACTGTTGCAGGAGTAGCTCTATATCTAGGAGCATTATCATTAGCAGATTTTGTTTTTTCTTCAAATCTTGCTCTTTCAGCATTTACCTGAGGCATCTTTTTTTTCATTTCAGATTTTTCTGTTCCTTTTTTAAAAGCATTTTGAATTAATTGCTTTAATGGTTTCTTAGGTTGTAACATATTACTTCTTTTTAAATTTAGACATAAACTTTTCTTTCTTCTCTTCTTTCTTAGATTCACCTTTCTCGTGTTTCATCTTATCTTTTTTAGAAGAGTATTTTTCTTCAGCTTCAGATCCCATGTATTCTGACATCATAGCTTTTCTAAGTGCATTTCCTTTTTTCATTAGTCGCAGTATTTTTTATCTTTAGTATTCTTGTACATTAATTTGAAAGCTACCTTTGATGTAGGAGCTTCATCCTTTAAAGTAGCAGCAGCAACAGGTCTCCCCTCTACTCTTCCTTTGTCTACGTAACTTCCATTCTTATCTGGATTAGAAGCCCAATATTTATCTGTCTTCATATTTTTTTTTGTCAAAGATATAAAAATATTTTAAATGAAATTATCTACCAAATGTGAAAAAGTTTACAGCTACATCGTATGCCTTATGTAATAGCTGTATATGATGTTCCTCCTTCTCCTTATCATTAAATACAATACGTACAGTAACCTGCTTCTTAACGAATAGAAACATCTCTACCACACCACACATCTCTTCTATCTGGGCATTTATTCTCATAGCGGAAATTTATGACTGTCAACTTGTTTAAGTACTTTTTTATCACCATCTACTCTTATCTGTTTATAGTCAATAGTAAGTATTCTACCGCCAACAGGTTTAGGTGGCGCACCTCTCTCCACATGCCAT